TTCAACACCAGTATATACCTTATTAAATTCATTAGTCATGTATGGTGGCACTTTTGCCATCTCTCTATTAATATGGTTTTTAACTGAGTTTATGTCAGTATCTACTATAGAGTTTATTGACTCATCTAAATTTTTTATAGGGTCTGTGCCTGATATAGATATAGGGGAAGCCCAATCTAGTATTGTTAAGTTACTTGGAGTGTATGCCATATTTTAGCCTTTATTGAAGTAGTCTGATTTAGACAAGAGTACATCAACATCCCCATGCCATCTCGTCATATTTTCTCTTAAGTGTTCAATGTATTTCGATAAGAAGTAAGATGCCTTTTGGAAATTCTCTGGGCTGTCTTCTTTTTCATAACACTTATGTAACACAAAATATTTAAGTGAATCTATTATGTCTATCTCTTCGTTTATATCAGTAGTTATTGCGGTTGGATAAGCATAATATATTACTTCTGCTTCCTCTTGTTGTGGTGTAGGAAAATGTATAACATTTCGAGATTTGATTAGAAATGGTTGGTTTGTCCTAACTTCGCTTACTTTAATAGTATTTTTTGCAAGTGTGTAGTCGCTTGTAGAGCTAGTTACAAAAATAGTTTCAGAAACTCTATTGTAGAATGTTCTAAGTGCAACATCTCTGATGCCCTCATTTACATAATCAAGAAGTTCTAAGTCACTCCATCTTCTTTTTTCGATGTCTTGTAGTGTGTATCGGATTGATGTGTTAAATTCTGTAACTAGCATATTAAGCCTTCTATAATGTTTCTATTAAATATCTTGGGATAACTCTCTCTTTGACTTTTTTAGTTGGAATTCCTTTGTCGTCAAACTCGTTTATATATGTTGTCATTTTTGCATCTTTTAATACGTCCAAAACCTCTTTTTTTAATTCAACCTCTTCACCTAATCTGATTTGATAAGTTCTACCATTTACGCTTATGAATGATTCTAGCTCATCATTTTCTCTGTCGAATGATCTAACGATTACCTTTGTTCTATCTTTTGAAACAGCCATTGTCCTGTCCTCCTTTAGTTTAGTTTAGGCATTGCCTTATGAGAGGCATCCGAAGATACCTCATTAAAGCAATTAAGCTGTTTCGTAACGTACCATAAAGGCATCGTTTAAGATTTTCGCTGTTGCTACAGCCTTCCATCCAACTGTTGACCTTTGATTAAGTGGATCATCTCCAGAACCTAAAGGCTTAACGATTGTTTCGATATTTCTGTTTCCTTTGAGTCCAACAACTCCGTATGCATTTTTACCAAGAACAAGAGTTGAGTAAACGTCTACTCCTCCAGAACCAGCACCAACAAAAACTTTCGCGTTTGTAGTCTCTAAAAATCTGATGTTCTTATAAGCACCAGCCTCATTCATATCTACTTGGCCTTGTGATGCATATTCCTCTACACCTTTCCATCCAGCAAGTTTNTCAAGGTCTGAAACCTTATCAGTATGTGTGATTGCCATATAAGCTGGTCTGATAGGATAAGTGTTAANCTTTGCACTACCTTGAATAAGTTGAGTAAACTTCTTCGCATTTTGCCCTTTTAATGTTTTGATTACTGCATCTAAATCAGAAGCAGAAGGAGCAAGTGCTACAGAAGCCCTCCCAGCGACACTATTTGCATAATGTACTGATGTTCCAGCATTAATAATATCTCTATAGACCGTATCTAGTGTGAGTCCAGCTTGTTCGCCTAGTACTTCTGTTGCCTCCGTAACAATCAAATCCTCTACAGTCATACTAACCATATCAGATAGAGTTACAAAGTCCCCGTACTGTGCTACTGTCGCTGTGATGTCAGAAACACTCAATTGACTACCAGAAGGAGTTACACCCTCTGTTAGTGGTGTAGAAGCTACAGGTAAAGCACTGTATTTTCTAAACTTAATAGACTTTGAACTTCCTTTTGGGATTGTTCTTGTCTGCCCAAAACCATCATGTACCAAACTTGGGACTGCTCTCTCTAATAGATTTCTATCATAAAAAGCTTGTACACCAGCTGGTATTTGNGTTGTTGTAGTAGTTGNCATAATTATTCTCTCTTATTGTTGTCTTTTAACTCGCTCAAGTATTTTTTGATACTCCGAATTACTATTGAAGGCATCTTTAATTACGTTTTCTTGACGTACTGTCGTATTTGATTTTTTGATGCCAACCTCTGCCATATTTGGCTTCTCTTTAGGTTTCTCTTGTTGTGGCTCTACCTTTTTCGTTGCGTTGTTCTTCACANTCATGTATAGATTCGCAAATTGATTTGGGTTTTGCATCACATATTCTCTATCTAAATTGCTCATTCCTGATAGCTGTTTCTGTAGCTGTGGCATCACTTCATCAAAAGTTCCACTTTCTACTTCCGACACTACCCCATAAAACAGTTCTGGACTTTGAGCCATGCCTTTAATGACAGCATCTGGGAGATAACTTTCGGCTTGTTGCAGTTTACCTAGCAGTTCCGTGTTGCTCGAGACCTGTTCCATTAATGGTTTTACTTCTTCAGATATTACTATTTCATTGCTGCTCTTTTGTAGTGTAGGATTTGGATTTTCTATCACACTTACATCGAAAGGATCAATTTCTTGCTGTTTCATCAAGTATGCAAGAGCCTCTTTATCGCCTTGCTTAATTTTTGTTAGTATTTGCAAGTCCTCATCATTGATTCCAGACTTCTCTAATTCCTCAAATTTTTTCTTGTATTTAGATATTGCTTGTGTTTTAAATGTGTAATCAAAACCTTGCTGGGCTAGTTTAGTCAGTTCTTCGTCTGTTAACTCTATCTCTTTACCATTCCATATAATTTTTCTTTTAGATTCTTCTTTAGGTTCTTCTTTAGGTTCTGTTTCCTCATCTTGTTCTTTAGATTCTGTATCATCAAACTCTTTTATATCTTCATCTTCTGTTTGTTCCTCAATAGGCTCATCTTCTATATGTTCATCCGCATTAATATCTTTTGCCTCTTCAATCTCTGGAGCTTCATCATCATCTGTAGATTCATCAATATCTTGCACTTCTTCTTGTGACTCTACTTCTTTAACAGCATCATCCTCTGTTATTTCCTCTCCGTAAAATGCTTTGTCATACTCAGTGTCGTATGTTTCCATGTTACTTTTCCTCTTCTTCTAATTGTTTAAGTGTTTCTTCTGCATCATCTGCATCGAATTGCACTGTTTCAAAAAATCTTTCTAAGATTAACCTTGCTTGTATCTCTATCTTCATCTTTTGGATGTTCTCTGCTCGTGTGCTTCCCTTCTCTAAAAGTTCTGCTTCCTCATAGGCACGAATGTTATCCCATAAGATTGTCTTGCCTTGTTTAATATAGATTTCATCTATTAACTCTTTAAACTCTGGTGTATTGCTTAATCTCTTGAGTGATCTGCCTAGCTCTATGTTTCTATTGCAGTTCTTTACAAGTAAATCAATACTTTCTTGTTCATTCTTGTTCATTTACATTCCTTGTTGTGGTGTTGGTATTCCTTGCGGTGGAACGCCTTGTTGTTGCATTTGTTGCTGTTGCACTTGTTGTTGCATTTGTTGTTGCTCCTTTGTCTCTATTTGTTTTTTAAGTTCGCTTGATAGTTCTTTAAACCCCCATAGTTCTTCGAGTTTACTAAATAGCTTTCCTAAGTGGTCTTGTGGTACTATTCCCCCTTGTACTAATGGCATTGATGTCTGAAATAATTGCATGATATGTTGTGATTTCTGTTCGCTTGATCCTGAGATAGCGACATTTATTTGTAGGTCGAGTTTTCCGCCTATATCATCTGGCTTGATAGATACATAGTCATCACCAGCAACTCTTATTGCTAACTCTTTGGATAGCCATTTTTGATTGTACGCTAACCACTTTCTCATAATTGGCTTGAGATAGTTTTCAGCAAATCTTGATGATGTTTCCCATATTCTCATCTGAGATTGATTCATAATTGCAGTAATACCTGTAGCTGTTTTGTTGAGGCTCTTTGCATCTATTCCTTGATTGTATCTTGTAATGCCTGACTCATTTTCTCCTTCACTTGTAAATAGCTCGTACATTTGGAGCAGTGATGGTGGTATCTCGCTTTTCATTTCTGGATGATAACCCGATAGTTTCTTCCATTCAACGACTGTTCCAATTTTAGCTTCTCGTAGTTTCTTCACATTAAATGCATCAATAGTGCCTTTTTCTACGTGCTTCATTCCATTTGTGGAGTTAGCCATAAGGTCTATAAATGTTCTCATTACTGCTGTTTTTACGTGTTGAACATCACTTATAAAGTCTGTTAATGCATCTCCCCAAAATGAAAACGGTTGTTGACTAAAAGGAGCTGATGCAAAAGGAGGCTTTTTGTCTGGGAATGGATTTTGTCCTAATCTAAGGATTGTGTTACCGCTGAATGTGCAAACTATCGGTTGAGCTATGCCAGAGCCATCGTCTATGTTTCCGTAGTATTCATAAATAGTAACTCTTTTTCTACTTGGATCAGATGTCTCTTTCTCGTCATCTATACCATAACTCCTTAATTTTGTTTCTCTGTCCGCTCCAAGAGAACTTTCCTCTTCTTCTACATCCCCTATAAGTTTATCTACGTTTGTATAAATCCCATTCTGGTTATACTCTTTATCTTGCTTTCTTAATTCGCTAATTGTTGTCTCTATTTTTTGGATACAAAAATCTGCCTTGTCTATTGATGATGCTGTCGGATCAATAAAAAAATCTTCATTTTTAATAACTTCGGCTGTCGGTTTTGATACAATAACTTTTTTAGTTTTGAACGAACCTGTATATGATTTTGCATTTAACGATGGAATAAATTCCTCTTGAACATCAATAATATCTGTGCCATTTTGTATAAGTACTTGCATCTCCTTTTGAGAAAGTCCAACAAACTTTTGTATAACCTCCTCTTCCTCTTGTTCCCATCCAGTTCTTGCTATGACAGTTCCCTCTGATGCCATAATAAATATAGATTGATGCAAAAAATCAAATCTATCAAATTCATTGTTAAATTGATAATTAAGCAGTATCCCTTGACTTTTTGCTCTTTCAACATCGTCTGCTGTTTGAGGTGTTGTTTCTACCATATTATTCGTGCTTTGAAATGGTTTCATTGCATTTGGGATATACCAATGAATTGTTTTCTTTGCATCCTTGCTGATATATTGGCTTCTCCCTTGAACAACAGCATCCTCATCGGCATTGTAGAGTTTTCTCCATTCAACAATTTTCTTATTGATTCTGTTTTTAGCTTTTTTTGCGTTTTCTAAGTCTTGTTTTACAATAATTAGTAGTTCATCATCTTTCATGTTATTTCCTAATATAAGTTTGGTGGTGGTGAATAGTCATCATAGTCTGGGCTATATGAAATCTCTTTGTGTATGGTTGTAAAGTATGTCAAAGCTAAAGCGTCTGCTTTGTCTGGACTTCTACCAAGTTCCTCTTTTATTTTGTCTTTTGGTGTAATCTTTATCTTTCCGTTCTCTGTGTACATGAATGTTATATTGACTAACTCTTCAATAAGTTCATTGTCTTGCGGCAAACCTATCAACCCTTTCTTAATTGAATCGGATAGCCTATAATATGATTCTGCTCTCTTGTTTATAAAAGTGTTTGTATCATCTGGAGACAATCCAAAGTTTCCTTCAACACAATAATAACCTTGATTTGTTAATTGGTCATATACTCCAGCACCAAGTCCAATCGTGTCTATAATAGTTCCATCTGCTTCAACATCACGAATTTTACTCGCAACCCACGATGCGACCTCTGTAGTTGATAGTCCTTTTCTTTGTTCTATTGTTTGTACTTGTAGTCCTGTGCGAGTAACTATCACAGAACTATCATCTCCAAATCTTGCTACATCGACACCCAACACAACTACACCAGAGTCATCTGCGTGTCTGTGCATAGCTTTATCAACATCCTTATAGGAGAATAAACTGTTATGAAGGTCACTTCTAGGCTCACCCAAATAAATATGCCTGTAGTCGTCTTCGTCTTCTTTCTTTTTGTTCTTTATTATTTTGAGCATTGTTTTTGATAGGAATGGATTTTCATCGAAGTTGATCTTCCTCACTAGGCAATCGTCTGGAGTATTTATAATGAAGTTTTTATATATAAAGTCAGTCTGGAGTCTTGGATTGAATATAATCCAAATCTCACTACCTTCTTTTCTGATGGTTGGCTCTAATATGTCAAACTGTTCTTTTGTTAATGAGTGAGCTTCCTCTATCCAAAGTATATCAACACCTTCAGTTGACTTAATTTCATCGATGTTTCTCCATATACCATAGAATATAAATTCGCTACCTGTTGTTTTATGATATATTCTATTGTTTGTAATCTCAAACTCTTGCGATAATCCAAATCTTTCTATTTGTTGTTTTAAAACTGTGTAAACTGATTCTGTAATTCTATTTTGGAATTGTCTCGTACATAAAAACTTCATCTTGTATTTCTGTGATAGAAAAACAGCGAACCCAGCAGTATCCCAAGTTTTACTACTGGATCTCCCCCCATATAGAACTTTGGTACGAGCTTTTGTTTTCCAAAAATCTTTTAGATTTGGATTAAGAGTTGTAGAAGTCATCAAACTCTTTAACCTGTTTAACAGTTACATCACTTTCTGTCTTGTCTTTATAATCATAATTGTTTTTAAGATTAAATATAATTGATGTTGCATTTCCTTTTCCAGCTATTGCTAACTCGGTGATTCGTGCAAGTATTTTCTCTCTTGCTCTCTTTATGGTGGGAAAGAATTTGCTGTCTTTTGCATAGTTAGTTATAGTTCTTCTATCGCAATTACAGGCATAAGCTAAACCTTCAATAGTATAAGGTGCTTCCCTTTCATCGCAATCGATATAGTATGCATCGATAAGCTTTTGAAGTTGTTCTGGTGATTTGAATTTTTTTGGTTGTCCAGCTGCCATATTAAATCCTTAAAGGTTATTTAATTTAGCCTATTATAAATAATTAGATTACGATTTTATAGTGTAGGATTTCATATACTCTTCAATAGAGTTTCTTATTAGCTGAGCAAAAGATATTTTTAGTTTCTTAGCTATCTCTTCCAATAATATCACATCTTTCATTGGCATTGACCAGTTCGGACTTCTCACATAGTAGTTTTGCAATGTATCTCCTTGTAATCTCTCTGATTAATTTAGATTGTTTTACATTTTTTTTGTTTGCCTCTTTCTTTATGAACTCATACTGATTCTTTGTTATAAAACATGTTGGGATGTTTATGCTTATGTTCTCGTACTTATCAAACTCATTCATATAACTTCCTCCACTAAAACTTTAATCTTATCTTCTCCAACTCCACCAAATCTATATATCACCTCTGGTATAGTAAAGCAGTCATCATCCTTTATTATATTCATTGAAGTTAATACATCACAAAATATTTTATCTGCCATAACACAAAAATTTGAGAGGTCGCGTCTGTGTTTTGTTTTATTGAATAGCGTAAAAGTTATTCTCGCTTTGTTTATGCTCTTTTTTCTATGGGGATATAGTTTGAGTCGTATCAACTCCGAAAACTCTCTCTTGCTATTGTTGAGGCTTCTAAAATAAGCATTACGATATACATTCAAGGATAAGTTTTTAAGCTTACCTTT